ATGCGCACGATTCAGGAAGAATTCAACGATTCCGACGACGACTGGTTCGGGTTCGCCTCGGCGCAAGACCGTAAGGATGGCCGTTCGCTGCGGGCGTACCTGTTGCGTTACGCTGACCGCATCCCGGAACACCATGTCGTCGTGAACGTCGAGCTCGTGCTACGCACGGAGTATCCACCTCGCGGCATTCGTCCGCCGTACCTGAGCGTGGTCCACTTCGATCCCGGGCATTCGACGGACCTGCCGCTCACATGGAAGCGCAATATCGAGGATCTCAACTTCGACCACACGACCACGTACGTCGAATGCGGATACGACATTTTCGACTCGTTCAGCGACGCGAAGATGGATCTGACGGCGCGCGGCTTCTACCTCGAGCCGCTCAATTAGCCCCTGCGCGTAATCCGCTCACCGAGCCGCCCACGACAGTATCGCGGGCGACCTTATGGGCAGACATCAGCCCGCGGCCCCCAGCGCGCCAGCGAAATGACGCAACCTTACTTCTTGACCGGCTCGATACCCCAGCACTGCGCCGATCGCCCGTTTTCTGGAATAGCCTCGGGGTTGTATTTGCACTTATTGATGGTGTCCAAAGCAGTCTTATAGCGCTCGACAAGGGGATCAACGATGCTCGCGAGATATGCGTCCTTAGCCACCTGGTCCGGCGTCTCGCAGTCCGCACCCATGTGTGCAGGATCAGTTTTCAGAATCCCGCCAATAGGCTGCAGGCCGCCGCCCCAACTACCGGTTAACGCGAAATAGAGCGCCTCCGTCGTCGGCACGTATTTCTTCTCCGTCACGTACCCATTTTCGTCAACCGATCGCACCACCTTAGCAGGCGCACACGACACATTCGGGAGAGCGGCAAATACAACCCGCCCCTTCAGATATTCACGGCCGGCGTAGGTCTGCAGATCTTTGACGAACTGAGTGAATTTCGCCTCCTTATCCGCAGTGTCGATATATCCGGTCATATCGTCGAGCGCAAAGTTCACGAGAACCCATTCGCTGATATTGACGTTCGCTTTTGCAATCTCATCAATCGTGGGCCCCACCCCGTTGCCCTCCGCCATCACGAGTTGATGCAAAGCCGTACCGTCGATCACGCCGGGGTACACGCCGATCTCCGCGCCCCGAGCTTTAAACGCGTCCTGCAATGCAGCGACCGTTGACTGCGCATCGCCGGTTGACGCACTAGGCGCCGACGCTGCGCTTGAGACGTCGGTGGCCGCAGCCATTGCACGTGCGCGCTTAGTCGTGCCCAAGGGCACACCCGAATACGTAAGCCGGATAGCCGGACCGGACGCGGCCGGCGGCGACGAGTCATCACCACCGCCACAGGCCGAAAGTGCGAGCCCTACCAATACTGCAGCGATCAAAGTTTTTTTCATTGTGGTTCTCAGGTCGGAAGTTGTTATATCCCCGGATCGCCGATTTTACATATCGATTACGGATTCGGGAAACAGAAAGCCCGCGGCAAGCGCGGGCGAAGATCAGAACAGCCCGGCCGGCTGCGCCGCGTCATCCCAACTGAAAATGATCAATTCGCTCCGTTCGACGCTTCTATGCGAGCCGGCCACCGTGTACTGCAGCGGCACTGTCTCGATGTGAAATCCATCGAATACGCGACGGATTTCCTCATGGTCGTTCAGGCTTACGATGGCTCGCCCTTTGATGCGTCGGAGCCGCTCCGCGATTCGCTCGTACTCTTCGAATGGGAAATCGACGCCGTAGCCGCGCGTTTCGAAATACGGCGGATCGAGATAGAACAACGTGTGCGGCCGGTCATAGCGATCGATGCAATCCGCCCAGTCCAGACGCTCGATGTACGCGCTCGCGAGGCGCAGGTGCGCCGCGGATAATTCCTCCTCGATCCGCAGCAAATTCAGACCCGGCGGCGCAGTGGTAGCCGTGCCGAACGTCTGCCCGTGAACGATCCCGCCAAAGCAGTTTTTCTGCAGGTAGTAGAACCGCGCCGCACGCTGGATGTCGGTGAGCGTTTCCGGCGCCGTCTGTTTCAGCCACTCGAAAACCTGCCGACTGGTGAGCGCCCATTTGAACTGCCGCACGAATTCCTCGAGGTGATGCTGCACGACGCGATACAGGTTGATCAGTTCGCCGTTGACGTCGTTGATTACCTCGACCTTCGCCGGCGGCCGCATGAAATACAACGCAGCGCCGCCTGCGAACACTTCAACGTAGCAGTCGTGCGCCGGAAAGCGCGGAATGATATGGTCTGCAAGCCGGCGCTTGCCGCCGATCCAGGGAATAATCGGATTTGCCATTGTGAAAGCCGTTTTTGAACTTGGTGTAGAATCCGGCCCGCCTACGTAGGTATGCAGGGCCTTGGCTGATTCACTGGCTCAGACAGTGGAAAAGCGGCCGAGGGGCGTGTTACCGCACGCCACTCGGTCGCCCTGTTTCTATCGCTGCGCCGTGCGCGTCAGGGCGTCGTAGTCACTTTCGCATTGCCGCCCGGCAATGCCTCGGTCGTCAGCGATTCGAGCGAACTCTCCCGCAGCCTCGTCAGTCCGGCCGAACAGGTCGGCAAGCAGATCGAGGGCGCCGCCGGCTGCCGCGCCTCCGGCCGGAGCGGCGGGATCGCGCGATCGGGCGACAAGCTCGGCGACCTGCTTGCGCAGGCGGACAGCAGCAGCATCGGCAGCGTCAGCAGCAGCACGCGCCTGGTCACGTTGTTTCGAAGCATTTTCAGCATTCCCCTGTTGTTGACGTGCGATACGGTCGCTTTCGTCGCGTTCGCCGACTAGCTCGCGAATTCGCTGCGCCTGTGTCTCCACCGTGTGCGACTGGTCGGCGTCGCGATGGCCCTTGAAATAGCCGGCCGCGGAACCGATGACCACCGCCGCGACGATCGCGAGCCAAACCCGCGGATCGAACCAGGTCATAGCCCCTCCGAGTACGTCGTGCTCGTCGTGCCGAACGATGCCGTCAGCACCTGTCGCCGCGGTTTCGCCCCGATCGGCGCGAGACCAATGTGCACCCACGTGCCTTCCTGAATCAGCTGGTCGAATTCGATCGGCGACCCGCTGATCGCCCGGCAGATGTCGAGCGGCGCGCCGAACTTCGGGCACACGAAATCGGCGGCCAGGCCCGACAGATGCGCGCTGCTCGGAACGCCGCCCACCGCGCGATTGAGCGCCGCGGCGCGATAGCCCGAGGTAATGATCACGGGTCGCCCGCCGAGCACATCCCGCACGCGCTCGAGCGTTTCGGCCGTCCTGCGCAGGTTAGCCGTGACGGCGGCCGACGGCGTGTTATCGATGCCGCGCCGGCGCGCCGTATCGCTCGCGGTCAGTTCCTCGAGCGTGAAATGTGCAGTCAAATTCGTCATACTCACTTTCCCCCAAACATTCGTTTCGCATTCCGGCGCAGCAGCACTTCGAGGTACTGCGACCCGACAATGCCCAGCGCACTGCCGAGGCCGAGCAGCGCGATCGGCGGCAGATCCGGGATCTGCAACAGCGCCAGCCCCGCAACCATCGACGTCGCCGAACCGAGCACGGCTCGCCCGGCCACAAGCCGAAACGTCAGTTGCTCGCTACCCACCAACACTTTCGCAATGCCAATCAGTCCGCCCATGAGGATCAACTCCAGAATCGTCTTTTCGTGCTCTTGCATTACCGCTCCCCGTTTCCTACCCCGTAAAAAGAAAGGCCGCCAAGTTGGCGGCCCATCACACAATCCCTGTCGCATCCAGCACCATGAAGCGTGAATGCCATTGTTCTCGAAATCCTGACCAGTTCGGCTTTCGTCCACCCCCATACATTGTTGTGCCCCACGACACCGTATTCCCGCTGACGCGAATCGACGTCAATTCGACGCCCGCCGGGTCATAGCTCCATGCCTGACGAACCGGGTAAATTCCCGAGACAATGACCGGCGAGCCGTATGTCCGCGAATCCCAGGGAGCACCCGGCGCCCCAAGCGTGGCCCACCCGGTACCCGGCAAATACTCGTTGTAGATCACGTCGAGAACGCGCAGAAACGGCTTCGACGAATCCGCAATCAGGTCGCCCCGCTCGTTGAATACCTGCAGACCGAAATGTCCAGCTGCCGGTGGCACACGATCAAACAGAAAAAAGAAAACGGTACATGGCCGCTCGGTGATAAACGTCAGCGTGTAGGCGCTTCCGCTACGGTCAGTACGCCATATCGTGACCCCGACGCCATCGGCCGCATACACGCCATACATAGGCCCAGCAGTCGAGTTGAACGAGAACGACACGTTCGGCAACGTTGTGTAGAACGGCTTACCGGCATCGTTGAGTGCCAGTTGAAGCACTCCGTCTGCCGAATTCGCCGACATCGCCCGCACCATTTGATAGTTCGGTGTTGACCCATCAATCTGATACACGCCCGTATCAGTGAATGCTTGAAATCCTGCCGGCATCAATACACTCCGAAAACAATCCAGCCCGGCACCTTCACGTACGCGTTCGACCCACTGGCGTTACCGCTATAGCGCCAGGTCACCCCGGCTCTATCGATCGATAAAACAGGAGATGGCTCCGCCCCTGACACACGGTAAAAAATCTGATCCGGCATAAACGCCCAAAACGGTTCCCCGCCGGACATGTCAGCAGCAGCGCTGCCGTCATTGCCACCCGTATGCACGATCCCTACGACCCGCCCCGCACGCGAGTGCGCATCCAGAATCGGCCGGCCGGCGCCGTCGAAAATCTGAAGCCCCGTCGTCATCACCACATCCCCATGCGCACGCGAAGCACGCCGTTGCCGTCGTAGACACGCACACTGCTACCGTCGAGCACCAGTCGATTTCCGCTGCCGTCAGAAGCGTTGATTTCGAACCAGCCGCTCTTGTCGAGCCGCCAGCCCTGGCGGCCGGCGACGTAGTTGTCGGACTGGATGTAGCTGCCGATCATCGCGTTCGTGATCCAGCCTGCACCGATGAGCGCCTGGCGGATGAACACCTGACCGCCCTGCACGACGAACGGCACGATCATCGAACCACCGTTGTTCGGGTCGACCACCGCGAACCGCTGCGCAGACACCAGCACCTGAGATTCGACGATCCCGTTGTTGTTGTCGACGCCGACCCCAATGCCGGCGATATACGTGCGGCCATCTGCCGTAATCTGTGTTTTGATCTGGTACGAAGCCGCGACGCGCCCGTTCAGGTCCGCATACGACTGCGCAACGGTCTGCACGGCGGCCGCATTTTCGTTGGCCTTCGCCTGAACCGTAGTGATTTGCTGCGCCATCGCGCTATCGGCATCGACGCGCGCCTGCGTTTCGGTTTGCACCGCCGCAGTCAACGTCCCTGCCGCGGACTGCAAACGGGCCGCTACCGTCTCGACGCTCTTGGCAACGGCCATGTCGCCTTCCGCGATCGCGGACTGCAACGACCAGACACCCGCGTACTGAGTTTCATCGCCCGCATACTCTTCAGCATCACCGGCCATGAGCGGGGTAATCGAATCGATCGGCTCAAGCAGATCCTGCCCGAGCGCGCTCTTCCCGATCTGATTCCGGAAATAATCTTCGTACGCGTTCTCGTCTGTCGTCGGTTGCCCCTGCACACCCGGTCCGGCCGCCGGATACCACGGCCCGACGTTTCCAGACGTGTCGACGAGCCGAGCCCAGAAATAAAACACCTGGCCGACCGCGAGCCCTTGCAGCGACGTCGACGCCTGCGGATACGCGTAGTCCGACAGCTTGATCGCGTCATCGCGGCTCGGCGTGCGGCTGTACCAGATCTCGGTGCGCTGAGTATCGCCAGCCGTACCGTCATCCGGAAACGCCCAATCGAGATTGATCCCGAACACGACACCTTTGGCCTTGAGCGACGCGACGGCCGGCGGCGGCGTCGTTTTTCCGTTCAGCTGCGTTTCCGCGCTGATTGCCGGCAGCGACGTAACGCCCATCACGTTCTGCGCACGCACGCGGGCCACGTACCGCCCCTGATAGATCCCGGCTACCTCGACCTGCAGGCCGCCCGTACGCGGAACGCTGATCCACTCGCCGTTGTCCTTCCGCCATTCCGGCAGGTACGTCACAGCGTTATCCGCGGCATCCCACGCGATCACCATCGTGATTTTGGAAATCCCCTGATCGATCGCCGAGTACGTCGTCATGCGCACGTTGGTCGGCGGCGCCTGCACCGATGGCGGCACGACAGTCACCGGCCGCTGCTGAATCTGTGCGCCATCGTCGATCGCCGCGTACTTCCCCGGCTCGTGCATCGTCGCCGTGATCGTGTACTCGATGCGTCCGTCGTCGTCGCCCTCTTGGACGCTCACGACGCGATAGAGCTGCGCCGCGACCTCCGCGTTTTCGAGCATCCACACAGCACCGAGAACCGGGTCTGCGTCGAAACCATCGACGAGCGTGAGCACGTCGCCATCGACCGACTTCACCGCCCGGGACTGCGCAATGCCCGACGGCAGGATCGCCGTGAAGCGATCACCGGGTGCCACGGTCGGCGCCTTGTCGAGCGTGACGACGTTGCCAGCCGCCGCGCGAATACGCCCGCCGATGCGCCGGCCAGCCTTTCGCGGATCAGCGATCGCGACCACCTGTCCCGGGCCTACCAGCACACCGTCCATCCCAACCTTGAACGTGACCGTGCCCGACTCGTAGCGCGACGTCAGGAGAAGCCATCGCCCGAGCCGGTGCGCCTGCGCCTGCGACGTGCAACCAAACGCCGTTACCTGCGTCTTGATGACGCCGTACCGCGCGATGCCGTCGTCGTCCGGCACGTACTCGACCGCCTGTTTGTACTGGTTCGACGGATCGTTGTAGCTCACAAGCGCGACCGTGTATCGCGTCTTTCGCTCGCTGCCCACGTAGCGGAATGCCCCGTCGATCACGTTCGCCGCCGTGTAGACGTAGACCGGATCCGACGGCATGTCCGCGGAAGCGATCACCGCTCCAGGCCCCCAGTACGAAATACCGCGGAACACGCCGGCGATGTCCTGCAACACCTTGAACGCGTCGGCAGCGGACTGAATCACACAGTTGCACGTAAAGCGCGGCTCAACGCCGCCCTTGCCATCCGACACCATGACATCGCAATAGCGCGCGATCTCGTACAGCCCCCACTTGTCGATCATCGACACGTCGACCGTCTTGCCGAGCCCGTAGCGGTCGTTCAGCAGCAGGTCGTAGAAAATCCACGCCGGATTGTTCGTCCACGCCGGCTTGAACGTCCCATCCCAAGCCCCCGAGTACGTGCGGGTTTCGGGATCGTAGTTCGACGGCACCCGAACGATCAGGCCGCGAACGTGGTACGACCGCACCGGAACCTGCGAGAACGATCGAGCATCGAACGTCATGCCGACGAGCGCCGTCATCGGATACCGCAACTTGCGGTCGATCACCTCCGTGATCGCCTCGATATTCACCGCGTCCGCGATCAGAGAGCTGTGTGCGTTCGGCGTGATGCGCCGCACACGGACCAACCATCCGGTTGCAGCGCGCGGCAACTCGATCCGGTGCGAGCGCTCGTAAAGCGACGTTGTTTTGCCATCGAATGCCGACGACAGCACCTGCGCGTACGAACCACCGTCGACTGACAGGTCGATCGCATATTCCACGCGATAGCCAAACACGCCTTTCGCCGGATCGCTTTTTTGTAGCGCGGGCACGCCGAAGCGAATACGGACCGCTGTGAGTTGCGTGTTTTGGACCTGCCGCACCCACGGCGCATCGGAAGTCAGCGGCACACCCACGGCCGATTCGCGCTCGACCGCCGGAAAGCCGGGCATGAATTCCTGATCGATCGTGCCCGTGCGAACGTCGGCGCTGTAATTCTGGAAGTTGACCGAGCCATCGGAATTCTGAATAGGCGTGCCATCGAAAGAAACCGACTGCATGCCCTTCGCCAAACCGACGATCGGCCCCTCGGAAATGACGTCGAGCACCTTCGCGCGCGCGATGGAATGCAGGTTGTCCGGCGATTCACCGCCGCCACCGCCGCCACCGCCGCCACCCTTCGCGCCGCTAACACGCTTGGGCCCGGATTCCGCGTAGATCTTTTTCACACCTGGTCCTCCGTGTAAATTCCCGAGCTGACAACCTTCGACCCGACGACCATCTCGCCGTACACGAGCGGCACGGGCTCGCCCTGCGCAGCGCTGTTCACCGCTCCGTTGAAGTAGTACGAGGTGCCGTTGTCCGCGGCACCGGCGAGGCCGGCCTGCTGCGGGCTGAGCATCTGCACGATTCCGCCAAGTGCCATTGACGCGCCGAGCCCCATCAGTTGCGCGCCCCACGGTTGCCCATAGAACGACGCGACCGCGCCGACGACCATCAAGGCCGCACCGAAGATCGTCTGGAACAGCCCACCGCTCTTACTGCCGATGATCACCGGAGCAATTCGGATTGCGTCGCTGCCGACCGGCGCACTGAGATCGTCTTCAGTCAAGTTTCGGCGGCCGTTGAACACCGCGAACGTCAGCCCGTTGTCCCGCGCGTCGAGCAGGAATTTCCGAAAGCCCGGGATCAGCACCGACAGCGCGCGCACGGCCTCTGCGGTCGACGAGACGGCCAGCCGATGCACGCGGCCGAATCGCGCTCCCGCAATCCCGTAAAGCCTCACCTCGCGCAACATTTCCGTCACTTCGCACCTCCGATGTGCCGCAGCACCGTCGTGCAGCTGTCCCGCCACATCGAACCCCACACCGCGCGGCACGACAGCCGCCCGTACATGTGATGCGCGAACATGCCGTCACCGAGATACACGCCAGAGTGATTCGGCACGCCGTTTTTGCTCCGGACCTGCATCAGCAGCACGTCGCCCGGCTCGAGCAGCGCGTCGCGACCCATATCGAGAAAGCCGGCGTCCTGGTAGTGCGCGACATACAGGTTCGAATACCCGTCGGCCCACCACCCATCCTTGCGCTCAAAATCCGGCAGCACGATCCCGCGTTCGGCGAGATACCAATCACGCACCAGCGAGTAGCAGTCGAGCACGCCGTGCACGTATTCCCGACCGTACAGCGGCGCGACGTACCCGCTCGGCCCGAACTCGCACCAGTTGTCGATGCCGATCTTTCCGTCGGCCTGCACGCCGAGCGAGACAATCACCCACTGCGGGATGCCTGCGCGCTCACACATAGCACGGTCCCCCATGCTCGGCTGCGCCGTTCCGTTCGGATGCGAATGGACGACCGCGCGAATTTCTCCCAGGTCCTCCGCGGCCGCGTAAGCGTCGGCCGCGAGCGCGAATTGCTCGGTGGGCGCCGCCGCGATGTTGCGGCCCGGCACATACACATCGCCGGCAGCCGTACCGACGACGAGCCCGCAGCACTCGCGCGGGTACTCGGCGAGCGCATGCTCCGCGATCGCCTGCTTGATTCGTTCGTCCATAAAAAAACCCGCCGATTGGCGGGTCCGTGAAAAGGGGTAGGTCGGCGGTCTAGGCGAGCGTGTCGCACAAAAAGCCGCCGTACGGGAGCGGGTTGTTCACGCCGTACCGGCATTCGCACCCGCTGATTTTCTGGCTGCAGCGGTCGAGCGCCGGATCGCTCACCGGCGTGTCGTTCTTGTCGAAGTACGCCGCGCCGGCATACCCGCACTCGGGCCCGCGATAGCGCCACTGGCACGTGCCGACGATCTGGCGCGCCGGCACCTGCTGCCCGCCGAAGTCAAGCGGCGACGACAGCGTGAATTCCACCTGCACGCCGGGCTGCTCGTCGCTCTTCTGCTCGATTCGCCACTGCTCAGGCGGCCATTGCTCATTCGGATCCGCGGTCGGGTTGCCATCCGGAAAATTCACCGCGTCGAGGTATTTCGCGAGCGTGCGCCGACGGAACACCTTCGCCCCCACGAGGTCATCAAGTGCAACGCACAGCGCCGTAATCGTGCCGTTAATGTCGCCTACCGTCAGCGTCGGCGCCGGCTGACGCGCGTCCGATGTCCGCTCGAAGCCGGCAGCCTGAATCGGCCACGGCTTGTAGTCCCGGGCCTGCCACACGATCGACGTCGACTGCAGGTGCCCGTGAAAGCGCAGCACATCGCCACCGATCGCCGTGCAGTCGACTTCGAACAACTCGACGCGGCGCCCTGGTTCCAATTGCTGAATATCAGCTGTGATCGTCATGTGTGTGCAGGTTGCTCCAAAATCGACATGCGGCGTTTCACTGCGTCCAACTCGTCAGCAAGCGCAATGATGGCGGCAGCCAAATCCGGCGTGACCTTTGAATAATCAACAACCTGATTAATCGGCTTACCCTCTGCAGTAACAGCATCCTTTTCGCCCGACACCGCATGCGGAGCAGTCTTCTGCAGAACATGCGCAATGAACATCGGGTAAGCGTTGCCGGGATTCGCCTTGTATTCCGCCATAACGGGTTGGAACTTTCGCACCCGCTCAATCGGATCGACTATCTCGCCGATCACGTTCTTAAGGCGATAATCCGATACAACGTTAAATGCCGAAGCCGCTATTGGCCCAAATCCGCCCGAATCCCAGGAGACACATTCAAACGACGAGTTGTCGAAGTTGTAACGAAACACCATCGCCCCGTTAGCCGCCCTAAACCCGATCCCCGTGTGCGATAAATCGCTTTCAACAACAAAGGTTTGGTCACCCCACTGACCGGTCACTTGGTTCGCCAAAATCCGTTTGCGCGCCACCAAAACCTGAAACGTATTTACTGTTGCATAGTTCCCGGGATTAAGGTTTCCCGAATCCCACGGCGTCTTCCCTGCGAACGTCGGTCGCGCGTCGAACGTTGCTACGCCAGCTACGGAAAGGCCGCCAACTGACAGCTTTCCGGCGACCGACTCATCGTCGGAGCTCGCACGCCCTCGCATGAGAACGCGCCAGGCATTCACGCCGTCTGCATCAAGCGCCACCGCCTCCCCTGCGCCCAACCCTGAAACCGGCACGGAATCACCAGATCCGTCGTCCGGAGCGAGCAACACGCGCTTCGTACCGACGTTGACCAGCCACACGATCGAATCCGGTTCACACAACGACGCCTTGCGGAGCTTGATCGTTCCACCAGCGGCGATATTGATGCTGACCCGCCGACCAATATGCTCCTCGCCGAGTGTCCGCGACGCAGTGATCATTGGGGCCGACACGAGCGCCGATTGCCGATCGAGCACGTCGACGTTCGCATTGGCTTTCGAATTAGCGACGCGAACGGGATCGCCGTCGCTCCCCTTTGGCGGCGTCCCGAGAATTACTTTCTGAAGCTTTCCCATGAGATTCCTTACGGCGAAAACGTCTGCTCAAACTGTGCCGTGATCGTGTACACGTTGCCGTTCTTTGCTGGCTCGGTGTACTTCTCACACACGAATCGCCCCTGCGGCCGAAGCGGCGGCGTCCAGAAGAACGACACGGCGCCGGCATGCGCATCGAGGAACGCGAGGATTGCCGATATCTTCTCGGCCTTCCCCACGAATCGAAGGTTGTACGACGGCACCCGGTTATTGAGCCCGTCGGCCGCGCGCTGCGTGTAGCCATCGCCGAAACCGGCCTTTCGCACACGCAGCGTCGTATCGCCGCCGAACCCTTCAACCGTTGGCGACCAGATAAACGTGTCGGTCATCACACCATCCCGTTTTTCAGTTTCCAGAGCGCGCCACCCTGACGACTCTCGACCGCGATCAGCCCCTGCACGACCTGCGTGAGCTTCTTCACGAACTCGGCGCTCGCCATCATCTGCGCCGCGTTGCCCGTGCCGCCGTCGATCGTCACCGGGATATTCAGTTCGATCCCTGCGCCCTGCACGCCGAGCGCGCCCCCGCCGGCCGAGCCGCCACCGACAAGGCCGCCGTTCGCAAACTTCGCGAAGCCGATATCCTGTCCGCTGTTGATTGCCTCCAGCAGCCTAAGCACGCCGGGCTTGCGCACCGCCGCAGCCTTCACCACGAATTCCTCGTTGGAGAGCCACGCCGGAATGCTGTCGCTCGTCGACGTGCCCGGGCCAGTGACCCGCCCGCCGGTCGCGAGGTGGAAGCCGTACGCGTTGCCGCCACTCGCACCAAACATGTCGGACATGCCACTCGCCACACCGCCGAGCAACGACGACGAACTGAATCCTCCCGCACTGGCCGCTCCCAGCCCCAGCGCCGAACCGAGCGCGCCGAACACCGGCGCCATCGCCGCGCGCGCGGCGAAGCGCGCAAGGTCCGTGATCATGCTGTTGACCAGCCCGCGAAAATCCAGCTTGCCGGTCGACACGAACGAGGTGAGCGCGTCCTCCATGCTGCGGAACGAACTCGTAAACGCGTCCTCCGCGCGACCTGCCGCGTTCTCCGCAGATTCCTGATACAGCGCCACCGCACGGCTCGCGCCGACGCGCCAGTCGCGCTGCACCGCGAGCCGCTGCTCGACATAACCCCGTTCGCGCTCGACCTGATCGGCCTCGGCCCGGTTGATTCGGTCGATTTCCGCCAGGTACTCCGGCGAGCCGAGCGTGCCGTCTTTCCGCGCGCCCTTCGTGAAATCGTCGCGCCGGCGCCGGAATTCATCGCCGACGCGGCTCGTCGCCTGGTTGAGCTCGCGCGCGTTGTCGCCCATCGGCATCGCGGCCAGCTCACGCGCGACCTCGCGCTGGCGCTCGGACGCGTAGTCCGCCAGTTCCGCGTCGATCTGCGCGCTGCGCTCCTTCAGCTTGTTGATCGCTTCGTGATAGCGAACCTCTTTCTCCAGCTGCGCCGCGCGGTCGTATGCCGCGCGAATTGCAGCCTGATCACGAATCAAGCTCTTGTCGCCGTCGGTCAGCTTCGTGCGCTTCGCGGCCAGATCAGTCAGCTTCTGGTCGAACCCGATCCGATCTTTCTCCGACTGCGTGAGCTTGTCGGTTGCGACCGCCTCGACGCGCAGCTGCGCAATACGCTGCGCGATGTTGTCGAGCATGCGCTGACTTTCCAGCTCGGCACGCGACCCGGCGGCCCGGCTCTTGTGCGCGAGCGCTGGAGCGTTGACGCCAATGCGCGCGACCTGGCCGGCCGATTCCGACACCGTATCGTCGAACGCCTTTTTGCCGCGTGCCGCGGCGGCCGCGAGCGCCGCGTCAGCATTGAATCCGAATTTCTCGAATTTCTTGCTGACGAGATCCGCCTGAGATTCCGCCAGCGCCGCGGCCACGACCATCTGCTGATTCATCAGCGCGAGCTCGCGCGTCAGATTGTCGATGTTCCTCCGCGCGCCGGCCTCGGCCTTCGCGTCTTTGTCCTGGATCGCTTTTTCGAGCGATTTGTACGCGTCCGCGCGCCCAGCGATCAAGCCTGCCTGCCGCGCCTCCGCAGTATTCGCGCCCTTCGTTTTTGCTTCGTATTCGGCGCGTTGCTGCGCGGTCATGCCGATGACGTCGGATGCCTCTTTCAGCTTTTCGACGTACTTGTTCCACGCCTCGGCCGCCATGCCGCCCGCGAAGAAATTGTTTTCTTCGGTGAGCAGCCGAATGCCGTCGGCCGCACCGCGCGCGGCAGCATCCATCGCGGCGAGCGTGCGCGTGCCCTTGTCAGCTGCGGCGCCGGCCGTGTCGATCGCCGACGCGGCCTGCACCAGTTCGGCGCGAAGGTCGTCTCCGCCCTTCGTCGCGTCGACGAACACGCCGACCAGCGCCGCCAGCTCGCGCGACTTCTCGTCGACGCCGAGATTTTCGGTCTTGATCCGGTTCAGCCCTTCGATGAAGCGATCGAGCGCAACCTGATTCTCGTCCGTGATGATCGGCGCGCTGTCGCCGATCCCCGGCACGATGACGCTCTGCGATGCGCGCGCCGCAAGACCCGCGTACGCGTCCGATACGTCGCTTCGAGCCGACGCCTGAGCCTGCTTCGCCCGATTGCGCTCGACCTCCTGCAGCAATGGCGACAGCTGCCGATACTTCTCGATGATCTGGTCGAGCGGCGCCTGCATGTCGATGAGGCTCGACGTCGCGCTGCTCGCGTGATCGCGGAATACCAGCCAGTTCACCGCGGCGCCGAGCGCCACCGTACCAATCGTCGCGATAATGCCGGGCAGGCCGCCCATCACCGACAGCAGACCCGACCCGACCGTGCGCATCAGCGAACCGGCGCGCGCGGCAGCCGTCTGCGCCACCGCCGCGCGCTCGGTCGCCGCGGCCAGGCCCGCCGTCGCGGCCGTCGCGCCGCGCTCGGCCCGCTCGCGAGCCTGCGTCGCCGCCGCGACCTCGCGTTCGGCGACTGCAAGCCCCTTCTCCGTTTCGGCCAGCGCCGCAGCGTAGCGCGTCTGGTCTACCGTCCCCTTGGCCGCTGCAGCCTCCAGCGCCACGCGGCGCTGCTGCGCCAGCGCTAGGGATGCCTCGGCCCGCTCCAACTCGCCCTGCGCCGCCGCTGTCTCGCGCGCGATCACCGCCGCGTACGGCGTGCCGGCGATCCGCGTGCCGATCTCCTGGCTGTTCGCCAGATTCGAGCGCGCGGTCGCGACCTGCGCCACGGCGCTCGCCTCGATCGCACGCGCCTCGGCGAGCTTCGCCTGCGCGTACTGGATCGAACCGGCTGTCAGCGCCGACTGCATCGCGAGGCTTTCGCGCATCGCGCGCATGCCGGCCAGCTCGGCCGCCGCGGCAACCTCTGCCGCCTGCGCGTTCTGCAGCTTCGCAGCCGCCGCGTCGCGGTCGCTCTGCGCCTTCGTGATCGTGACGAGTGCCGCAGCGTTTTCCGCCTGTGCCTTCGCGAGTAGCGCCTGCCGCTCGGCGTTCCACGCGATTGCCGATTTGCTCACGGCTACCGTCGTCTGCGCGAAATAGACGCCGAGCCGACCGGCTGCGAGCGACGCGCTGATCGTGACGATCTCGTCGAGGTGATCGGCAACATAGACGACACTCTGTGCGAGCTTGGCGCTCGCGCCGGTCGCCTCGTTCGCGTGCCCGACGTACGCGATGATTTCCGTTTGCAGGCGCGTCATCGCCTGCCCCACGGTCATGTCGACCTTGCCGAACAACGCGTCGGTGCTCGAGCCGGCATTCTTCAGCGCGTCGATCAGGTTCTCGACGGTCAGCTTGCCGTCCTCGGCCAGCGCCTTGAGCTCGGACGTGCCCTTGCCCATCCCGCGCGCGATCGCGTCCGCTACGCCCGGCAGTTCCTCGAGCACGCTCTTCAGATCCTGCCCGCGCAGTTGGCCGGACGCGAACGCCTGCCCGAGCTGCACGATACCGAGGCGCGCCGTGTCGGCCGACACGCCCGACAGCGCAACCGCCTTGCTGATCGTTTCGACCAGCGGGCCGACTTGCTTAATCGACAGGCCGAGATGCGACGTGTTGTTCGCGATCCGCTGATAAAGCTCGGCCGTCGCGTCGAGCGGCTGCCGCGTCGCCTGCGCGATGCGCAGCACATCGCTTTGCGCGACGGCGAAATCGACCTGATCCCGCGTGACGATCTTGAGCCGGTTGCTCAGGTTCGTCCATTCGTCGGCATACTCGATCAGTTGGTGGACGCCGAACGCTGCTGCAGCCGCCTCGGCATATCCACGAATCGAGCCGCGCGCGGCCTCGATCGCACGCACCGTCACTTGGACGCTCGACGCGTTGGACGCGAACGCCGCGTCAGCGGTGCGGCCGCCGTCCCTGACCGCATTGAAATAGCCGCTAGCGGTCGACCCAAGCCGCTGCATGCGTCGATCGTACTCGGTCGTATTCGCGGTAACGCTGACGATCAGCTCACGGAGACTCGTTCCCATATTTCCTATCCGCCTACTTTGCCAACCTCATTAGGCCTGCGAAGAAAGGATCGTCGGCGACCTCCTGAACCTCTGCCGACTCGCCCGACCAGTTCGGCATCATGTCGGCAACTTTCACCTTCGCACCCTGTGCCTGGAACACCGCCGACGCGACCATCGCCGCATGAAGGTCGTAACGATCATCGGCGATCGGTGACTCGGCATCGAACGCCTGCCACAAGGCGAACTCCGCCGTCGACATGTCCGCGCGCAGCTCGGCAAGCGTCCTGCCGAGCCGCAGCGCCAGTGTCAGTTCGAGCCGGAGATCGGGGTTTCGGCGGAGGCTTTTTTTGCATCGTCCTCCGCGTCGGCTTTCATGTTGCCGAGCTCGAGCGCTGTGGTGACGATGCGTTCGTGCGCGGATCCGAATGCCAACGCAATCTCCTGCGCATCCGCGTCCTCGAATTCGCGACGCCAGCCTGCCGCCGTCTCGACATAGAGCACGCGAACAAACAGCCGCGCCGAGGCGAGCACGTGCTCGTCCGGTCGGACACGCTCATACTTCTCGCGGGCAACCGCCTCGTCGTCGCCCGGCTCGACGCCGGCAGCGAGGCGCAGCGGTTCGAGCCAGAATGCGCGATCTGCGAGCAACGGTTCGCGCACCGCAATCGTCACATCGCCCCATTCCGGCATCGGCACAAACTCGTGCCGCCAGCCGGTCAACGGATTGAGAATCGCGGCGCGCAGCGCGCCAGCGACCGTCGGAGTTTTCGTCATCACTCGTTCCTTACGTTTCCGGATTGATTAACCCGCCGGTACGACCGGCGGCGGCACTTCCTTCGGCGCGCCGCTGACACGGACGCTGTAGGTCGACGTCACGATGCCATCGACGCCGGCGGACCAGGTGTACTGGCGTACCATGCCGATGAACAGGAACTGCGACTTGTCGCGGAAAGTCACGCGGAACACGTACTTGTCGCCAGTGCCGCGCGCGCCGCGGAGAATCAGCTGGCCGGCGTCATCCGACGAATAGTTGCCGTCGACGGAAAATTCGCCAGGATCGGGCAGGCCGAGCTCGGATTCCTTTTCGTCGCTGGCGAGCGTCGTCGCGTCGATTTCCGACGATTGCCCGCCTTGCCAGTTGATCGTCTTGCTCGTCGTGTTGAGATCGACGAATACGAGCGCCTCGTCGTCGAGGTTCGACGACGACGTCTTCGAGATCTCGACCTTCGTACCTTGCGCCTTGATGCGCTTGCTCTTCTCGGCCATAAGCCCCTCACAAAAAAGAAAGGCCCGCTCGAGGCGGGCCGTACACACAGCGGATTCCGTCAGAATTCAACGGATATTTCGAGGCTCACCCGAAAATCACCGGAATCGCTCGAATAGTCGTCAGGCAGGTCACTCACCCCGCCGACGGAAAACTGCTCGGCCGCGTACGCGCGATCGATCACCTTGTCGGCGAGCGCGTCGGCGTCCGTATACGTGCTGGCGTAGACGTCGACCTGGAACACGCCCGATTTACCGCCGGTCGCCCCGCCAATCGCCATGTCGCGCGCGCCGCTCACGCGCGATACCACGTAGTACGGTGATTTCGCGGCTGCTGCGGCGGCGCTGACGTAGCCCTTCGCGGTTCCAACCGTGCCGATCGCGTTGCGGATAACGAGGGCGCTCACCGGCCACCCCCGATCACTGCGTCGATCGCGCGCGCGATCTCGGTGCGAATCGCACCCTCGGCCTGACCGAGCGAGGCGTCGAACGCCGGTCGCACGAACGGCTGCGCCCGCACATGCTGCGTGCCGAGCTCGACGAAGCGCCAGTAAAACGCGTTGCTGGGCGAATCGCCCTTGCCCTTCGTTCGGACACGCACACCGGCTGTCGCCAGGCCCGGCGCATCTTTCTGCCGCAGCGCGGCAGACACGATGTTTCGCCGCAGCTTTCCCGTTTTCTTCGGCGCGCGTGCGCGCGCCTCGTCTCGAATCACCTTCGCCCCGGCCACAGTCGCGCGCCTGAGCGCCTTCGTCGACTGCGCTTTCGCTAGCCTCTCGAAATCAGCACGCAGGTCGGCGAGCCCCAAAATTTGCACGCTAGACATACTTCTCCCCCACCTTCACCGACAGATCGAGATATCCGCGCTTGCGCGCCGGCAGGACCGCCGTAATGTCGTACAACCTGCCGTCGTACCGCACACGCATCTGCTCGTCGATACCAGCCCGGTAACGGATGCGCATGCTGGCTACGGCCGAACCCCGGACCGCACCTGAAACGATGTGCTCTTTCCCGCTGATAAACAGCACGTCCGCCCAAGGCTTCGAGTGCTCAATCCACGCATCCGGCAATGGCTCGTCGTTCTCGTTAACTGCACCGCTTCGTCGCTCGATCACGATTCGCTCGTTCCGCTTTCCCGCACGCATACTTTCCTCGTTAGATGCTGACGATCGCGTGACGCGCGATGAGTCGGTTCGTGAAATCCTCGCTAAGCGAACTGACCGTTCCGTCGAGTTCCGATTCGCGATGCGCGGACAGCGTGCCGAGTTGCAGCAGCATCCACGCGACCAGCGATTCGGGCACGGCGTCAGGTGTCTCGAATGCACCGCAACGGAACCGCACCTGGACATCCTCGCCGTAAGGGAACGTTTTTCGGGACACGAGATACGCCCGATCCATCACTCGGTACGCGGCCGGCGGCAGGGTCTGCCGCACGCCAGCCTCGTCCGTATACGACACGTCGGTGATCTCGATCACGTCGTTCCACAGGAGAATCCGATCCGACGGAAACGAATCAACCCGCACCCGACACTCCTGTGGCAGCAACGGGCGGGACAGCGCCGCCTCGAGCGCCTCGCGCGCCGCGACGATATTTCCCTTCAGCAGAACATCCTCGTCGTCGCCATCAATTCGGCAGTGCTCGCGCGCCAGGTCGAGCGTGATCGCTTCCTCAGCGGGTCGCGTCATGACGTCAACGCGGCCCGCCGCGACGCGCAGCGGATATGCCAATTGGTCGGCCATGTATTCCTCACGTCGAATGTGCGGCCGCCACGACGTGGCGGCCCCGTTCATCAGCCCTGCGGCGCCGCGGCCTCGCCCATCTTCAGCGCCTTCACCGCACCGCCGATGTCGATTAGGTTGCCGCCCTGACGGTTGAAGCCGACGAAGCCGACCTGCCCCTTGAGCGTGTAGCGCGAGTCGGTCATGCGGAACATCGTGAGATCCATCACTTCGCGCACGATGTATTCGGAGTGGTCGCCGAACGTCAGCGGCTTGGCGCCCGCCTCGGGCACGTCGTATTCCTGCACGATCGTTACCGGCCGGCCGAGCAGACGATCCGGTGCACCGCCCGGATTGCCCTGCTCGTAGCCCGGCACGAAAATCGGGCGCTTCTGCTCGTCCTTGATCTTTCGAACGACCTTCAGCATTTGGTCGTGCATCGCATATCCGCAGCTCGGACGCACGCGGTATGCCGGATCGACGCTGTGCTCAAGGTCGATCAGGTCGTCGTAGGTGATCAGGTTCGGCGACGCCACGGTAACGCCCGTGCCGACCGCCGTCAGCAGTCCGACCGGCTGCTTGTTGCCTGTGCCCTTCGCGAAATGCCGCGCGGTGATCCGACCGACGCGCGTCGACAGCAGACGGATGATGTAGCTTTCGAGGTCGAACATGCTGTCCTGCAGCAGCTCCATCGAAAGCGCGATCGACTTCGACGAGTAGCGGAACGCTTCGAGCGACTTCGCGACGAACTTCGTGTCGCCGTCGCTCGTTTCCCCGTTTTCTTCGACGATTTCGCCCTCTTCCGTCGTCGCGTCCGTACCCGGGAACGTCATCGACGCGCCGGTCCCGGTCGACAGTACGGTAGCGATCTGGCGAAGGCCGCCGAATGCCTTGAGCGCCTCCGACAGTCGGCGATAGAACTCCGGCGCGACGGTATAGCCGCCGGCAGCCGGGTCGCCGGTCGACATGGCGTTCTGGATTTCCGGTGTCTGCCGCGCGAGCATGCGCGCGCGGTCCTCGTCGGTCAGAGCCAGCACGCCGCGGCGGAGGAACGTGCGGATCGCTTTCGATTCGCCTTCGTGCGCGCCCGGCGTCTTCACGTGCGCGTTGATCAATCCCTCCGGATTGCCGGCGAGCGCTTCCTCGGCGAGCCGGTTCATCAGCCCTTCGTGACGCTTGATCTCGGCGCCCACCCGATCCATTTCGGCAAGCCCTTCGTCGTACGCCTTTTGCTGATCGGCGCCCCACTTATCGCCCTGGTTGTTTTCGAGCAACGCGTTCAGATTTTTCGCGAGTGCGTCGCGACGCTCCCGCAGTGCTTGAATTGCAATAGCCATACAGTCTCCATCGACAGAAAAAGAAAGGGCCACCCGAAGGCAGCCCTTTGAATCGACGCGGGAACGCGTCACGAACGTTGTGCAAGGTCCAGCCGGCGCCGCAGCGCTTCCATATCCGCTGTAGCCGCGGGCGCCCGCGCACCCGGCTTCGGTTCCGGGGGCTGCTCCGGCAGCGGCTCCGGCGGGGCGAACGCTGCAGGGCCACGCGGCGGCGTCTGCGCATGCGCCGCGTTCGGCGCACGCTCATACGCCGAGAGATTCCACGCGGACGCCTGTGCATCCGCGCCAGCGCCCGCGAGTCGATCAGCAAAGCCGCGTTGCACGGCCTCGTCGGATGACATCCACGTTTCGGCAGCCATCCATGCAGAAATATCGTCCTCACTTTGCCCCGTCTCCTTCGCGTAGGTTCGCACCAGCGACGCGTCGACAGCGTCGAGCAGCTTCGCCGATTCACGCAGGTCGTCCGCATTTCCCATCGCGAACGTCCACGCGTTATGGATCATCACGAACGCACCGTCCGTGATCTCGACCTCATCGGCTGCCAGCATCACGAAGCTGGCAGCGCTCGCGGCAACGCCGTCGACGTGCGCGATCACCCGCGCCGAATGACCACGAATTGCCGTCTCCATCGCACGTGCGGCAAACACGTCGCCGCCCGGACTGTTGATCCGAAGGTGGATCGTGTCGGCCGTGATCCCGGCGAGCGCCTGCACGAACGACTGCGCGGAAACCCCGCCCCACCAATCGTCGGTCACAATCACGTCGTAAAGGTAGACAGTCGCAACCGTGCCGTCGTCGCTCGCCTTCACGCTGAAAGCCCGCGGCGCGGCGCGGTTGTCATTCAGAAGCTGGAGGATTCGGTTTCGTCGCATCTTTGGTCCCTGAATTGAGTTTGTTGCCGTCCGGCTCCGGCGGCATGTTGAAGCGGCGCCGCACGTCGTTCTGCGACATCCACCCCGGCTCGCCTGCGCGGCCGAGCGCGATGCGGAATGCCTCAAACCGCGATTTCATGTCGCCGAGATCGAGCGCGTCGGCGTCGTGCTGAATTGAACGCTTCGGTTTTCGCACCACCTTCCGGCCGACTTCCTGTGCAATCTTCGTAAGGTGTCGACCCAGCGTGTATTTCACGAAGTGCTTCGCAAGCTGCTCGGCAGTCGTGCCGATCGTCGTACCCTTGTCGCTACGGCCGACCATGTGGGGCATGACTCCGAACACCGAGCACACGTCGTCATCCGTCAGCTTCCGGTTTTCGATCAGCTTCACGTCTGCTGCCGACATCGAAATTTGCTTGATGTCCATTCCGCCGCCGAGCACGACCGGCGCCGAACTGTTGTGCAATCCGCTGTATCGCTGTATCCACTGCTTACGCAGCAACGCGACCTGATCCTCGGTCAATTTGCCCTCCGACTTGATCACGAGGTCGGGACGCAAGTTGTCCGACAGCATCGTGTCGACCAACTGGCCAGCGGACGAGGCAACGTTCACCGGCATGCGAAGCACGCTGCGGATTTGCGAGAGTCCGCGGCGACCATCGAAGCCCGGGCCAGGAACGTGGATCATGTCGTCCTGATCGACCGTCATCACGACGTTGGTAGCCGGATCGAGATACGTGTACACGAGACGACCGTCGACGAGATCAACCCACACCGAAAGTGGATGCAAGGGCTCGACCGACTCAATTCGCGATGACCACCGCGTAACGCGGTGGATGCGCGAAAAGAGATCGCCATGCAGGAGCAGGCCCGTCATGCCGAATTCCCACCCCACCGCAGCCGGCCACCGCGGGTGCAGCTCTTCGTTAAGCAGCTCCCAATATTCCGATTCCACCGGCAGCACGCCGTTCGGGCCGCGCTCGTACTCGACCAGCGGTGTCGAAGCGACGGCACCGCCAATCAGTGCCACGCAGGAATAGACGGTCGCGATGCTCATCGCACCACGCTCGCTCACCGCCCGCCCTGGCGTTTGCAAGCCCGTCATCCAGTCATATGCGTCAGTGCCGGGAACGATCTGGCTCGTCGACACCGCGGCAGAATTCACCTTTGCAGCCTGGCGTTCGGCGTTCCACTGGTTCAAGATTCGCGAGCCGCTTGCATTAGCGCGCGGCGCACCGTTCGTTGCGTTCGTCATAGGATGTAGATTTCCGGGTCCGCTTCAGGCTGATACATAACCGCACGCGTGGTCGCCATACAGGCCGCGACGATCGGATCGATGCGCCCGTTCGGCCGCGACTTCTTCTTGTCGGGCCGGATGTTTTCGTTCGAATCGAGCAGCAACGTAACGTTGCTTGCGCACCATCGCGCGACGGGGTTCCCCCCATGACGCATCCGGCCGCCGTAAACCAGGCGCTCCAGTTGCTTCGCCCCGGGTGACAGGCCCGCCATGTTTTGCGCGACCTGCACCATCGGAATCTCGTCCTCGAGCAGCTCGTTGACGATCTGCGTTGCGTTCCATGGGTCGAACGCGATGTCCTGCACGTCGAAGAGCTTGCAGGCGGCCTTGATCGTGTCGCGAATGACCGTGTAGTCCGTGACTGCGCCCGGCGTCACGATCAACCACCCTTGCTCCGCCCATTTCTTGTACGGCGCGGCGTCGCTGGCCTCCTGAGTGTTCACCTTCGCCTCTGGTGCGAAAATGAAGAAGATATAGAACCATTCGCCGGCTGGGTCGATTTCTCCGTCATCGCCGTACGGCGGGAACGTGAGCACGAAAGCGCACAAATCCTGCGTACTGGCCAGGTCCAAGCCGCCGAAGCACTTGCGCCCGGCCAGCGATTTCCGATCGAACGGCGCGCCGCATGCGTCCCATACGGCGATGTCGAACCAACTCAGAGCGCCATTGACCCAGACATTCAGATCCTTGGTTAGAAAATTCGCCTTCGCGCTCGGCAGCTCGGCAGCCTTCGCCGCTTGCGCGTGCATATAGTCGACAGTTTTCGCGCTGCCGAGACTCGGATTCGCCTTGATCCAAACTGCCGGGTCGAACGGATCGTCGTCATCGTCGAGCGTATAGATGTAGCCGAAGAAGCTGTCGTCGATCTTGTCGCCACGCAGGATCATGACGAGATAGCCGCGAATTTCCGTGCAGATCCCGTCGAGGATGTAGCCGGCAGTCGTGATGGCGGAGATTAACGGCTGGAGTCGCGCACCGAGCGCTGACTCCATCACGTCCCACACCTCGCGCGTCTTGTGCGCGTGCAGCTCGTCCACCATACAAACCGACGGGTTCAAGCCGTCGAGCGATTCCGCGTTCGCCGGCAGCGGCTTGAACACGCTGCTGCCGATCACGATTCGCTCTTGGTTCGTCCCGTCGTACACCTTGATCGATCGCGCCAGCCGTTTCGATCGCCGACACCTACGACGGTAGTTGTCGAGCGCCGGCTTGAACACGCTCATAGCCTGTTCGCGCGTCGTCGCGATCGTGTACACCTCCGCGCCCTGCTCGCCGTCCATCAGGAACAGGTAATCGCCTTGCCCTGCCTTCCACGTCGACTTGCCGTTTTTGCGTGCGACTTCTTCGTACCCGGTGCGAAAGCGCCGCAGCCCGGAATCGACGCGGCGCCAACCGTACATCACTGCCGTCCAGAATCGCTGCCACGGATCGAGCACCAACGCCCGGCCAGCGAGCGCGCCCTTGATGTGAAGGAACTGCCGCTCGATGTAGTCGATGACGTGATGCGCGTGCCCTGCACTGAACACAATGCCGCGCGCCGGGCCGTCGATCAGATCGACGTAGTGGCGCTTGACCGCAAGGAACACGAACTCGCCGACGACGATCTCGCCTCGCAACACCGGCAGGCCGTAGTCGACATCCCATCGATGCCGAATGGCTGGCGTCAGGCGGGCAAGCTCGTCGGCCTCGAGCGCGCGTGATTCAGCAGCTCGTCGAACAGGTCGTCCTGTTGGTCCGAGTCGTCCATCTTCGACTTCGCGATCAGCATCGACGGCGTCGTCAGGCAGGCTTCCGGCAAACACTTGAGCAGCCCCTCTTTCAGCGACTTCGCCGCATAGTAGAGTTGATGCGGCTGCGTATGACCGTTCGGCGTCTGCACCATGAACGATCCGTGATTGACCTTCTCGAAATCGCGCAGCTGCAGCTCGACCTTCACCCATCGGACAAAGTCGACGCAGACGATCGCGAGCGCAACACCGGCCGTCCGGTGCGGCACACCCTCGGCACGCAGCGCGTGGCACAGGTAGTCCCACACCTTCCGGTGCGACGATTCGAAGTGCACCCCGGGCGGCGGCGGCGGCGATTCGATCGCCTTTCCAACGCCGCCGCCCGACGCGCGCGACTCGTCGGCACCGCCGACGTCGGCAAACGGTTGATTCGGACTCATGTGAGGCTTCCCGTAAGCGAGCCGGCGAAAAACTCATCTCGCGTTGCGCGATCGGCTCTATGGGGCGGCTTTCTTAACCCCCCCCTCTTCCAAAAATGGTCCGCGAAAAAATGCGGCTGAACGTTCGGTCCCGAGCAAGGGGCCGAAAAATTAAAACCACCCCCCCTCGGTTCGGGGCGGCGGTCGGGCCGGGGGTCAGCGGCGCCCGCGCCCCCGCGCGCCTTCGGCCGCGGTCTTCGCGTCGTGACACGGCTTGCAGATCGATTGCAGATTGGTCAGCTCGTCGGTCCCGCCCTCGGCCTTCGAAACAACGTGGTCCACCGCGACAGCGCGAGCGACCCGACCTTTCTTTCGGCACGGCACACAGAGCCCGTTGTCGCGAGCGAGCGCTTCGCGACGCAGCTTTGTCCACGCCGTTCCGTATCCACGGGCGTGGCGCGATCCGCGTAAGCGATCCGATTGCCAGCCGACCGCTTCGCTCGCATGCTCAGCGCAGTAGCCTGGCGTCGACACCAGCCGGCCGCATCCGTAATGCCGACACTGCGTCGGCGCTTTCTTCGGCATCACGAACTCCAATGCAAAAAGCCCCGACGCTTTCGCTGTCGAGGCTTTGCGATTCTTCCGGGCGAGCGACGGCCCGGTACAGGCCGCGTCGCTCGGTATTAACCGGATCAAATTGTGGATCGAAGTGTAGATCAGCTATTTCGTTTCCGCAACACCCTCTTTCAACTTATCGATCACAGACTGCATGGAGACGTATTGCGGCCGAGGCACGGCGAGCTTCTCCTCGATCACTCGTTTTGCATGCGCAAGCGCGAGGTCGAATATGCTGGTCGGCCGCGCCTTCAGGCCGAGCCGGCGACAGATCACTGCCGGCGGTGCGCGCCACACGAAGTGCATCGTAAGCACCTTGCGATCGAACGGCATAATCTTCCGCATCGCCGCCTCCATCCGATTCGCCGCTTCAAGGTCGAGCGTTGAGTCGACTGTACGCCCGCCGACCGAAGGAAAGTAGATGCTCGACGTGAGCCCGTCTGTCCCGCCTTGCCCACCACGCTGTGCGCGGGCCCAATTTTCCAATTGTTGCTCGATCGTCATACTTCCCCCGTTTCAATCTTCATAAAGGCCGACGTGCAGCCGGCAATAACCGCGACGCGTCGATCCTGCGCCGAGAATGGACGTGGCGACGTTGGTACATCGCTTGCCGTCGCCGTCAACGTGTGCACAGCATCGATCGTCCCGCGTTTGCTGGTTCGCAGGCTGCCGCTCGCGCTGCAGCGACTGGTTTCGCTTCGCGCGCACCTGATCCCAATTTTTTCGAAGGCGCGCCGGCGAGCGAATCACGGAACACCAGAATCCGTCGCGCAGTGCCCACGCCCACAGCTTTGCGATTTGCTGTGGGTCGAATCCGTCGGCCAACATGCGGTCAACGTCCGACGCCCACTCACGAAAATCCGGCTCGCGAGCCCCCGGATCGCTGTCGCGAAGCCGCCGAGCCATCCAAGCCGTGAGCGCCGCGCAGCCCTCTTGACGATTTCCCTCTCTGCTTGTACCTTCACCGCCCAGGTATACCGACGACGTTTGAGAGAGAGACGAAGTTTCGTAATATCTGTTTGTTGGGTTGTTAGTTGGAACGTGGTTCCTGTAACTTCCCAGATCGCCCTCGGAATCGCCGACCTCCGGCGAGACTCGTGAACTAGGTTCGTCAAACTCGCCCGGATTACCGGAACGTGGTTCCTCAAACTCCCCCGAATTACCGGAACGTTGTTCCGACTCGTCGAAGTCAGCTCCGGCGATATCGAGGTTCAGGTCGTCACGCGCGCGACGCGCAACCTCCTCCGGCACCGTGAGACGATAGTGACCGTGCGCCCACTTCCGCCCGCTCTTTCGCGACTTCCACCGCTTGATCCAGCCTGCCTGCTCTGCCACGCCGAGATGCTTTGACACGGCGCGCGCAGTCAACGTCGCGCGCCCGGCAATTTCATCGATAGACGGCCAGCAAGTGTCGTCGATCGAATTCGCATACTCGGCTATGACGAACAATACGAGCTTGGTCGTACCAGGCAAGTCGCTCGCGGTCATCGCCCGGCGCCAGGTAAATGATGTTGGCACTCCCGCCATTAATACGCCCCTGTAGGTTCTGCAAAATTCTCGAATCTCGCTAATTCATTTCGGAATGCCAATCTCACCGTAGCAAGTGGTCCGTTCCGCTGTTTTGCGATAATTAGTTCCGCGGTACCCCGGTCCGCGCTATCCGGGTTGTACACCTCGTCTCGGTAAATAAACTGAATAACGTCGGCATCCTGTTCGATCGCGCCGGACTCGCGAAGGTCGGACATCATGGGCCGCTTGTTCGGGCGTTGCTCGAGCCCACGATTTAGCTGTGACAGCGCGATCACGGGCGCGTCGAATTCCTTCGCCGTCTTTTTCAACTCGCGCGAAATTTGCGATACCTCGCTTGTGCGGTTTTCACCTGATCCGCCATCCCCCGACATCAGCTGTAGGTAGTCGACGATGATCAGGCCAAGTTTTCCGACGACGCGCTGCAGGCGACGGAGCTTTGCCTTGAACTGCAACGGCGTGACGGACGAGCTGTCGAGCACGTACACCGGAGCGTCAACGAGGATCTGTGTTCCATGCGTCAGCCTCGACCAGTCATCATCACGCAAACTCGCAGTTCGCAGCTTGTGCTGATTGACCCGCGACGTTCCGGCAAGCATCCGTGTCGCCAGCTGGTCGTCAGGCATTTCCAACGACAGCACCGCAACGGGCATGCGCAACACGACCGCAACATGTTCCGCAATGTTCATGGCGTACGAGGTCTTTCCCATTGACGGGCGACCGGCGACGACGATCAGCTCGCCGCCATGCATTCCGTCGGTATGGCGGTCAAGATCGACAAAGCCCGTTGCCGTCCCACCGATTTGTGCAGCGCCACCGGCGTGATAACGATCGTCGATCCGCTGAATTACGGACGTCAGAGCAGCCGAGATTGGCCGAAACTCGTCATCGGCCGCGCTGCTCGTATCCGCGATTTTTAGCAGTTCGCCCTGCGCGAGGTCCAACAGTTCAAGAGGGGATTTGCCGCCGGGCTTCAACACGGCATTTCGCAGCCGCTCGGACACGCGCAGCATCCGCCGAGAAATCGAGCGGTTGCGCACAATCTCAGCGTAATGGCGAACACCCGCTGCACTAGGTGTTGCGTGAACCAGATCAGTCAAGAACGCGAGGGGCTGATCAACCTTCGCATCGACGGAATGCAAACGCTCGAATACCGTGACGGCATCTGCCCGCGCGCCACGCTGAATTAATTCACAGATCGCTTTGAACACTAACGCGTGCTCGCCGATCGTAAAATCAGCTTCGGAGACGATGCCCGCAATTTCCTCAAGCGCGCCGTTATCGAGCAATAATGCGCCGAGGATGCTTTGCTCGGCTTCGGGCGCCGACGTACGGGCGTGCGCATCCAATGGGTCGTGTGCGCCCATCAGGAGAACCTCCGGGAATAGGTCAATTACGCGCCGCGGCGACGGCGGCGGCTCTGCGCGGAACGTCGGGCGATTGCGATCGTCTGTTCGATCTGGCGTTGCGCCGCGCGCCCGGCCTGCTCGATGGCCTCGGCTTCTCGCGGCTCGATCACCCCATCTTCAGCGGCGCGCCGGACCTCTTCGGCCAGGCCGCCCGCTTTCGTACTTACCGTAAGCGCGGAATCGACAAGCGCACGGACGCAATCCGACTCAGCATCGGCGACCGTTTCCGTTGCGACGAGCCCGAACCGAGCGTTGAACGCGTACACAGCATCGAGCGCATGCGGTTGCTTCTTTTCGAGCATCCATTCGACTAGCAGCTCGAACATTTCGCCTGTAATACGCGCCCCCTCAACCTCCCGCAACCGCAACCGCAGATGCTCGCCGGAAATCCGCGTGCCTCTCCGCTCGGTAAGAAAGCGGGCAGCGTCTTCGACTTTCCCGGGCGTGTTTGATACGGACGTATACAGGACGTCAATCCATGCGGTTTGACTGTAATGGTGAGCCACATTTACCCCTTGAATTTCACCGTTTTTCATACTGTTAACGTGCTCGCGTTTCCGAGAAAATTGCTCCATCGCCAAACGGAGCATCACCATGAAAACGCAAAAATTCAGAATTCAGCACGCAACAGCGACCCCGAAGCCACAACTCAAACGACACATGCGCGACGCGATCCGGCGCACCTTGAGCGACGCGAAGGCCTCGCGCTCGTTTGCCGCTTTCATGCGGCAGGTGTGCGACGCGACCGCGATCGAATGCCAGCGCGCTGACGCGACATGCTCCCGTCTGCACCATTCCGCTCCGGGCGATCGAGCGGCCCCAGGCCAACAAGGACGTCCGGCCGCGCAACAGTAATGAACTGCATCCTCGGCTTCGGGATGCCATTCCGGCGCCACTGAGACACGGCCGCGTCGTCAATCTCGAAGAGATCAGCGACAACCCCGGTCCCGCCCAATCGATCAATGATTTCGCTCGCACACGCGATGCGCAGGTCGTTTTCCATGGGCGCAATTTAAGCACACTTAATTTCAAAAGTGAAGTGCTCTTATCTGGCAAGGTTTAGCCTGCTGAAATGAACGACCTAGACACCTTCGTAGGACGACTCCGGTATGCCAAGACGCTTCGCGAGGCAGAACTGGGGGCGTCGATCGACGACAAGGAAATCGCCGCCAAGGCCGGAGTTTCCCCGTCAGCTGTCTCGCAATGGACGAGCGGCAAAGTGAACGTTGAGAATTTGAAGGCCGCGCCGGTGTTCCGCGTTGCGCGCTTCCTGCGCGTGCGCGCCGACTGGCTTTGGGATAAGCGCGGGCCGATGAAGGACGCCCAGGACGACCTGCCGCACGAAGCGCAGGCGCTCTATGCCGATCTAAAAAAAGCGATTGCCCTGGGCATGGGCGAGCTCGCGGTCACCGCCGTGCACGCACCCTTAAAGGCGGTGCTGGCTATGCATGAGAGAGCTCGCGGTGATCTGCTCGACTTGAATGCGCCGACGCCACCAGACGACTCAGATTCCAATCGAAAACCGCCGCGCACCTAAACACTCCTACGCGGTCATGCCTTGCCGCGTAGCCCTTGACGGGCATCCCTAGCAACTCGACGTCCCAGTCATATTCGGGCGTCTCGTGCGCCCCCATTACCCGCACCACCAAACCGATGTGCGCCTTGTTGGCGCACCGGCTAATCACGGCCAGATCCCCCGGATTGATACGGCCCTCGCTCATCTGTTCGTCCAAATTCATCGACGCGCACCCTCAGTCTTTTTCTACAAAACGCTTTCGGTACTGTATGGATATCCAGTATGCACGCAGTCTAGATTGCCCGTCAACTTAAGCACACTAAATTTCCTTTGCGCTCTGAAATTAAGTGTGCTTAAATTCGTCTCCACGCGGCCCTTTCGCTGCGCATCCAACGAGGCGAATTTCGATGCTTACCATCCTGTTCCGACGCAGCGAATTCACGTGGCTTAAATCACGTGCGCTGCAGGCGCGCGACTGGCACCCGCTCGCCGCGCTCGTCGTGCTTTACCTGATCGCCAGCGCGGTCGCCCCCACATTCAGCGTTTGAGGTGCGCGATGAATAACAAACCGCGCTCCGCACATCAGCTTGAAGCTGCGATTTTCGACTGCATCAAAGACTCGGCCGAAACCGCCAAGAAATACAACCCGGACAGCTCCGCGCCCGATCGCCGCACCGCAGATTTCGTCGTGTGCCTTTGCGGTGCGCTCGAGGCACGCGGATATCTCGAACTCGCCAAGGCAATCGCGACCGGCAGCGGCAAGGAACACCTGTACCGAGCGGAGGGCGCATGAACAAGCTCATGCCCCTCTGGAAAATCGTTCTGCTCTGGCTCGCGGTAGGTATCGGTTGCGTCGCATGGACGTACAGCGACGAAGCACCGGACACGCCGAGCGAAAGCACCTACAGCGCGTGAGTCGGCCATGCAGAAAGATCACCTGCCAACCCATCTGCTGCGCGTCGAGTGGCAAATGCTGCACATGACGGGCGACTTCGAAACCGCAATCCAGCGCGCCAGCGTGCGGGACGCGCTCGAATCGTCTGCGCGAGCACGAGAAGCGCGCGAACGACGACGCGCAGCTGCACGTGTGGACATCAAACGGCTGCAGGCCGGCGACGCGGAGGACTGATCAATGCCGCGCTGCCACGTTCGCTGCACGCACTGCGACGCGCGCCGATGCCTGCGTCGCCACCCCGATCGCTACACGCGCCTGCCGGCGTGCCGCACGTGCAACCGCCGGAAATACCGCATCGATCAGTGGATGAACCGCCGGAACACGACGCGCATGCGTTGCGACTGCGCCGGTTACTGGTTCCCGCACCGACGCGGCTCCCTGTTTTGCTGGCATCGAGCCGACGGCTCGAACCGCTATCCCGGCGATACCGATTTCGCCGATCGCAATTACGACGGCCTCGCGGCCTGACTTCACCTGAGAGGTAATCGCATGTCCCTGTTCACGTCACTGCACGAGCTCGCGCGCACCACGAGCATCAACATCCTGATCACTGCCGAAGGCGACGAAATCCTGCGCGTCAACGTCACGCCGCTGCCGAATGCGAAAGGCAAGAAAGAACTCTGGCCGCTGTCGCTGGTTGCGACGCCCCAAGAACTCGACGCCGAATTCGCAGCCGCGGTCGAGGCGTACGAGCCCGGCGCGCTGTCGCTGCTCGACCAGGCGCGCGCGTGCGCCGCCGCGAACAAATCCGACGCGGCGCCCGCGCTTCCGGCGCCGAATGCTGGTGACGCCGCGGGCACCACCGGGAAGCGCGGTCGCGGTCGGCCGCCGAGGGCCGCGAAGGCCGACGACGCCAACAACCAGCCTTCGACTGACGGCGCAAACGCCGGCGCGACAGACCCGCGCCAGATGCGCATCGACGATGCCAGCCAACCGAGCGACGGCAGCGAGACGCCGCCCGCAGAAACGCCGGCACCCGCCGATCCTGCGAGCGCGCCGCAATCAACCGACGCTGGTGTCGACCTGTACTGATCGGAGACAACGACATGCATATCGAAACGCTCGCTCGCGAGTTCTCGTACAACGGCGCCAAGCTCGCCGACCCTGCGCCGACGTTTACGCTCCAGCAGATTCGCGACTTCTATTCGCAGACCTATCCCGAACTGACGAACGCCGAGATCGAGGGCCCGGTCGTCAAAGGCAATCGCAACGTCTATACGTTCCGCCGCGCCGTCGGCACGAAGGGAACAGATATGGCAACGCGCGACATTTCCGCGATGGTCGACGCGATCATCAACGGCACGACACGCCCGCCGCATCCGATCTTTTCCTACCTGCTGGACGTCGAGCGATTCGCGCGCGTGCACGCATGCCCGCTGCTCGACGAAGAAGTCGTGTTCATCAATGCGCTGCACGCGCGCTACTGCCCGCAACCGAAATGACGCTCCGCGAACTTCGAAAGCGCTTGCGCACCGACACACTGAATCAGGGCCAGCGCCTGCCGACCGCGATCGGCAAGTATGACGCGCCGCTCGCGCGCAGCGTGGCGCGCGCAGCCTCAACCAACCACGGCACGACTGAACGCCTGCGCCTGCCGTCGACACAGGCCCCGCTGCTGCCATGATCGCCGCACCGCTCACCCTGCCCCGCATCGCGCTTGACGTGCCGACGCGCTACACGATCGGCGACGACGCCGATTTCATGCGCCGGCTATCGCTGGCATTGCTTCGCGGCCGACAGCTCAGCGAAGCCGATGCCGCGTCGCTCGACGACTCGTCGACTGAAACCGATTTGGCGTTGAATGCGATGCCGCGCATATGGAAAGAAATCACCAGCGAAATTGGGTTGTTTGACTGGAGCCTCGCGATCTCCGACGCGAGCAACATGCCCGACACCGCACTCGTGCGCATCACCACGGCCGAAGGAGCTGGAAGCGGTCCGATCAGATTCATTGGCTCGGGCATTCGACGCCTCGAATCGATTCAACCAGGCCTCGGACAAACCGTGCTTGCGGTTCTATACGAGGCGTGTCACCACTATTTGCCGTCCGTGTGCACGCCACCTGAAGCAATGAGCCTGGCCGAATACATGTACTGGCACAGCAACAAAGATGAGGTTGCCGCGCTCTCAGAACTTCGCGACACGAATACCGCACCGGGCGACCCGTGGCTGCCCGATCAGGAGTTCCTCGACCACATCGACGTTCCTCGGCGCGCCGAGTTTTTCGCGAGCGCGCCCGCTTGGGCAATAACGCCCAAGCGCGTACTTGATGCATCCGAGGTGCGTCGGTATTACGACACAAATCTCATCGCATGGGCCGCCATTGACGCGTGCGACGCGATCCACCGGACGATCACCACCGGCGGCCCGTTTGCCCGCGTCGACCTGAAGGATACGAGCGAATACTGCCTGGACTATTCACTGATCCTCGCCTGGGATCAGGGCGACGGCCTGGGACGCATTCTTGACGATTTCTGGCAAGGCGAAATGCAGTGCGGCGACCCTGAATCGTGCGCAGCACTCCACATTTCTACGAATGGCCGCGCCCTCGGAACGTGGCTCGATCGCATGCGCAATTCCGCGACGCTGGCCAAGGCCGTTTCGAATTTGGTCATGCTGATCTCGACGCCCGATGGATCGGATATCGACGGTGAACCCGTCAAGGTACAGGTGCGCGTATGAGCCGCGTTGATGTTTATGGAAACGGCGACGTGTCGCTCGATCTTCACTCCGCCCTGCTGATTTACAAGAACGTGCACGAAAGCCAGGTCTACGTCACGAAGCACTCGGCCCGCGTGATCGACGGCGTGCCGACGCTGATGGCCGGCACACCGATCACACGCTCGCAATTGGCCGAATTCGTCGCCGCCGCGTCGAAGCAGCTCGGGCATGAAGGGTTCATTCACGAGCGGGTGATTTTTACTGCACCCGGCGTCGTCGCCTGGTGGACGCCGGCCGCGCAGCGTCAGGTCTGGTTCTCAGCGAGCCCACCAATCGGCGAGCGCTCAGCGGTCGCGCACCACCCCGCACTGTTGTTCGTTGCCCGGGGAGAAGCACGCTATGTATTCGCGCTCGCGGGGAACTGTAGGCCGACGCCTGACACGCAGGTCTATCAAGCGCCCTACTTCAATGTGAGCGTGGGCGGCCAGATTTGCACCGGCAACGTCGACATTGCAGCCAACCCCACGCCGGCAGAAATCGAACGATACGAAGCCGACGAATTTTTTCGCAGCAGGTTCACGCACCCGAACGCCACGAAGCTGATCAACGGAGGCAGCGGCGCCGACCTCTGGGTCGAGCTGCTAGACGGCGCCGAATTTCCCACCGAGCGGCTCGTCAGCAGCGAAATTACCGTCGCCGCCGCCATTAAAAAAATCACGCAACGGAGTTAATCGTCATGAGCAAAATCGAAACCATCAAAGCCGAATTCGAAACCACCACTGGCGCCGTACTCGAGCAGCTCGGCAAGGCGTTGTCGACGTTCACGCGCGCCGTCGCCGACGAAGTTATCGCCGGCCAGCACCGCGCGATCGCCGCGCGGGCCGACGACGAGAACATCGCACTCGACAATGCACTGTTCGATAGCGCGCCGGTCGCGGCCGTACCGCGTCATGCTGAGTTCGCGCCGCTGCTCGACGTCGGCCACCGCTTCCTGCTCGCTGCCGAAGGTCTGTTCATCGAGATTCGCCGCCCGTGGCTGCACCTGATTCAACCAGTCGCGCCGCTCGAGGGCTCCTGCCCGCGTCCGCCGTACGGCTCGCTCGACGCGAAAATTGAATTCGCGTTCGGGCGCATCAGCGCCGCCGAGCCGCTCCTTCGCCGGTTCGCAACCGACGCCGCTGGCGCTGCGCCGAACGAGCATGCCGCATGGATCGTCTGGAACGAGACGAGCAAGGAACTGGTGTACCGCGAAGTCGAAGTGACCAGCGCTACGCCGACCGAGATCACCATCAATCGCCCGACCCTCGCCGACGACGAGAGCCTCGCGATCGACCTTCACAGCCACGGCACCGGCCCGGCAGGCTTTAGCGCAACCGACGACGCAGACGATGCCGGCGAAGTGAAGATTGCCGGCGTGATCGGTGGCGTTGGCACGGCCAATCCGAGCGTTGCGTTTCGCCTGTGCGCACTCGGCAAGATGATCGCGCTGCGCGTGCCGGTACAGGCATTTTTCCCGTCGACGGAGAAAGCCGCGTGAATCAACTCGACATGCTCGAACTCGCCGCGCGCGCCGCAGGGTGGGAAGCGAAGCGCCACACGGTCCGCGACTGCACCGCGATTCACGTCAGACCGAACGCAACCGCCGCCTGGCGCGCGTTCGATTCGATCGGCTCGCGCGCCGACGCGTTCGAGCTTTCGGCCGCGGCCCGCATCGACGTGACGCACTTCGCTGACTACGTGACCGCGCACGCCGGCGCAGGTGCGTTCCGCCACTTCACCCACGACGACATCGATGCGCGGCATGACGTCTTCGCGCAGCAGGTGGAGCGCGAGCGTGCGACGCGCCGCGCGATAACCGAATGCGCCGCGCTAATCGGGCGCGACGTCGGTGCGCCCTGGTGGAGGACGGTATGACGTATCACACGACACCGGCCCGCTTTCTCAGCGATCGGCGCGTTACGGTTGCACTGGTCGGATGCGGCGGCACAGGCTCGCAGATGCTGACGGGGCTCGCGCGCCTCAATCATGCGCTCGTCGAGCTCGGCCATCCCGGCCTGCACGTTACCGCGTTCGACGCCGACACGATCAGTAGCGCGAACGTCGGTCGGCAGATGTTCAGCCCCGCCGACGTCGGCCTGCACAAAAGCGTCGTACTCGTTCATCGGATCAACGCTTTTTTCGGGATCGACTGGTGCGGTCGTCCCGTGCACGCCGGCCCGGACGAGCTTGTGCGCGGCGCGCCCACCCTCACGATCATGTGCGTGGACAGCGCGGCAGCTCGCGCCAAGCTCGAGCCGTCCCTGCGTGCATCGAATTGCTACGTGATGGACCTCGGCAACCGAGCGAGCGACGCCCAGGTGCTGTTCGGCGCGCACAAAAAGGTGACGGGCAACACAAAGACTGCCGCTGGTAGCACGCCGCTGCGCTGGCCGTACGACGTGCTTCCCGAACTGATCGACACGTCGATTCCCGAAGACGACACGCCGAGTTGCAGCCTCGCTGAAGCGCTCGAGCGGCAGGAGTTGTTCATCAACCAGGCTGTCGTCACGCAGGGGCTCGCGATCCTGTGGGAATTTTTCCGGCATGCGCGCCTGACCTGGTGCGGCGCGTTCATCAACCTGAAGACAGGCCAAGTGCGGCCGCTGCCTATCGCAAAATCGGAGAGCGCTAAGTGAGCTTCGAATACATCCGCAAACATTACGGCGTGCCGGCCGAGCGCGGCCGGCAGGTGAAATGCTACGGCGAGCGCGGCGTGATCGTGAATGCCGACGGCCACTATCTCTGCGTCGTGATCGATGGCGATAAGAGCGAAGAAGAGCGCCGCTATCACCCCGTTGATCAAGTCCAATACGGCGAGCTCGTTGACGCGCCGGTACTGCGCGAATGGCGTTGCCTCCCGCCGTGGCGCGACGAATCCGAATACGAAGCCTGGTTCACGGTGACTGCGAGCACCCGCAGCAAGGCCAGATACAAGGCATTTCGCGATTTGCTCGACGTCTGCGACATGACCGGCAAGGACATGATTCGGATTCGCGTCCGCGCCAGCCGGAGGCTGCAGCCGGGCCACGCCGTATCCGTACCACCCTCGCATGACCCGGACTTGCCGTTCTAACAAAAGGAGCATGACCATGACAACCGACAAGAACCGCGCTGATGCGCTGACGGACGACAAGCGGCAAGCGCTCGGCGAAGCGCTGACAGAGTATTTTGCTGCATTGGATCGCGGAATCGGAAGCGACACGCCCGACCAAATTCTGAGCCTGTTCGACTATCACGACTCGCGTAACGTGGACGACTTAATCGACCGCGCGATCGTTCCGGCCATCGCCGCATCCGATGTCGATCAGCCTACACCGATCACCGCACAAACCGCACTCGCCGCGATCGAGACGTTCGAAATCGTCGAAGATAGCAACTGGTCGCGCAAGCCGAATAGTGAGGATCTCTTCGTCCTTCGAGAGTTCATCGCGCACCTGTTCGGCGGTTACACCGTCGAGGTACCCGCAACAGCGCAGATCAATGAGCCGAGCGCGAAGGACCGCATCACCGTGAACGGCGACTCGCTCACCCTGTCCGGAGCGCAGCTGCTCGAAGCACTCGACCTCATTGCGCCGGATCGTGATCGCGACCAGCTCGAGACCGAACTGACGTTCCAGCGCGGCGACGGACACTCCGGCAACGGCATGTACTGCTGGCTCACCGAGTGCCCGGGAGAAGGCGCGCTCTTCATCGACGGTTCGACCGCAATCCCGGTCGAGCAGCCCGCACCAGCCCCGCACGACTCACGATTCACGCATCCCGGCTGCGAAGTGTGCGCGTGTCCACCGGATGTTTGCCAAGCCGAAAGCGCATCTGATCACGCGAGCACGGCGTGACATCGCTCGCTACAACAAAGAGAAACAAGAATGAAACCGATCTATCTCGACTTGCCTGCAGTCGCGACCGCTCTCTCGTTGTCGGAAGCGACCGTTCAGAAACTGGTGCGCGAGAGCAAATTTCCGAAGCCGCGCCTGCTCTCCGATCGCCGCGTAGCTTGGCTGACGCGCGAAGTGGAAGCCTGGGCAGAAGCGTGCCCGGAATCGGACCTCGCGCCTCCGCCCAATACGGGCCACGGCAACCGACGTCGGCGCGCTATTTCTTCGGATATTTCAGCGCGAGCTCGTCAAGAAACTGCCCGAGGCGCGTGAGCCACTCACGTCGTTCGCGGTCGTAATGGTGACGGTTATACACACCGGCCACACCGGGTTGAATATGACCGAGCACCGCCTCTGCCACATCGTGCGGGCATCCGAGCGCGGCAAGCATTGTTCGGGCCGTGCGGCGCAAGTCATGCGGCGACCAGTGTGTAACAGGAAGCCGAGGCCGATTGTGACTTGGCGCCTGCTTACAGTACGGCTGATGATAGTAAATGCCGTGCGAAATAACAGTCTGCTTCATCATCTCGCCGGTCGACGTCGGGAACAGAAAGCCGTTCACGGCCTGGTCCTTGCGTCGACGGACGACGGCTTCGGCTCGACCAACGAGCGGCACCCGCAAATCCCCGGCTTTCGCGCGCCACGAATTCTTCGTCTTTTCCTTCGGCACAGTCCACCAGAGGCCGTCCGACTCGTCGGCGATTTCGTGCGACTCCATAGAAATGATTTCGCCGCCGCGGGCGCCCGTCCACAGATACAACGTGATCGCGTCCGAAACCGTTAGGCTCATATTTGGCAGCCAGCGGAGCAGCGTGCCGACCTCATCCTCGCTCAATACCCGCTTTTTTGTGCCCATGGCGACGCCGTCGATCGTGCGCCCCTTGCTGCGAAGCTTGCCGCGCAGGATCATTCGCCACCAGTTCGGCGTGCCATCAGGCAACCTCCCAGCGTCCATCGCATAGTCCCACGCTCCGCCCAGCTCCATGCGGAGCCGCGCAGCGAGCGCCGGCGTGGCACGATACGAATCCAAGAATTCGAACGCCTGAGCACGAGTTATCGACGCGGCCGGAACGTTCTCGATCGGGCCGAGCATCGCCTTGAACATCCGCCTAACCTCGATTACGCCCTTGCCCTTGCGGTTCGGCTCCAGATAGCCGCCCATATAGTCGAAACACACCTGCTTGACGGTGTATGCGTCGACGGCGCGCGAATGGGCAACCGCGGCGCGTTTCTCGCGCTTTGCAGCAGCGGGATCGGCCCCAGCATCACGCGCCGCTCGCTTTTGCTCCCATTCAGAAATCGCCGCAGGGAAACCCATAGCCGGCCACTCGCCGAGCTTCACCTGGCGCATTCGGTCGTCAATGGGGGACTTGTATCGGTAGATCCAGGAACGACGGCTCTCGCTGGCCTGGAAGCGGAGGCCCGGGAATCCGTCAAAGGTCATGTGTTGTCCCGCAGGCAGCTTGCTCGCGGTGCGCGCATCGAATCTCATCAGCGGTCGGCGTAGGTTTTTGTTGTCGGCCGAGACCGCAGCGTAGCTTTTCGGTCTGGCGTAGGAAAATGTTACGCCAGAGTGCCAAGTTTTCGCCTATTTCGTCAAGTGCAGACAAGCCACCTGACAAACGCAACTTTCGGCTCAAACCCTTTACCAGAAAGACTTCGAGGTGTGGCAACTAGATGGAGCAAGGGGCTCCGCAGAGCCCCTTGTTTTCGTTACTCGTTTTCTTCGAAGTAATGCCCGAACTTCGTCTGCTTCGTGCGGATATAACGTTCGTTTTCCTCGCGCACGGGCACCGCGAGCGCCACGCGCTCGCAGACGGGAATACCGTGCTTCACGAGCGTATCGAACTTCTTCGGATTGTTGCTCATCAGCCGCACCGACGTCACGCCTAGGATCCGCAGGATCGCAGCGGCCGAGTCGTATTCGCGGGCGTCATCGGGCAGCCCGAGATCGAGGTTCGCCTCGACGGTGTCGCGCCCCTGCTCCTGCAGCGCGTACGCGCGGATCTTGTTGCTCAGGCCGATGCCGCGGCCTTCATGGCCGCGCAGATACAGCAGCACGCCGCGGTCTTCGGCCGCGATGTAACGCAACGCGAGATCGAGTTGCTCGCCGCAATCGCAGCGGTACGAGCCGAACACGTCACCGGTCAGGCATTCGGAATGCAGCCGGGTCAGCACGGACTGCTCGCCCGTCACGTCGCCCATCACGAGCGCGAGATGTTCGGCATCGCTGCCCGATACGCGAAACGCGTATGACGTGAACGTACCGTAGCGCGTGGGCAGCGACGCGGTGGCGACGAGCGTCACGCACTCGTCGGCCTGGCCATTGCCCGGCGTGGGCGATTGGGGACGCGAAGACATCAT